CACGACCCTGTTGATGACGGGCTTGGGGCTTTTGTAGAAGGGTTTATCGAAGGTGTGTTTGCACAACAGGAGAAAGGGTTGATATGAAAGGCGAAGATAAGATATTCCTATTGGAAGTTATCAATGCGGTGCGTTCGGGGGGTAACGAGATGGCTAGGTTTCTACTAGATAGTGGAAACATAGATAGGATTATCCGTATCAAACGAGAGGTAGGTGCGGATGAACTAGACCGAGAGTTAATCAAATTGAAGGAGGTGGTGTATGAAAGTCATTAAGTTATATCGCAAGCCCGACAAGCCTGAGTTCTACAAGCTTGTACGTAGCGACGACCATGCTCTATTAGTTAATTACCCGATAGACGTGCCCAACAGTAGGCGCATGGCGAGGTGGTTCTATGCAGACGAAGTGTATGTAGACTGGGTTAGAACTTTCATAGGAGAAGAACATGGGGTATAGGTCAACAGTTGCCTACACAATTAGGTTCGAGGGCGACGACGATACCAAAGCTAGACAATCGTTCTATACATTCATAGCCGAGGCGAAGTCGAAGGAGACGACGGCATTGTGCTTTTCAGACCAAGAGAATGAAGTCTTTAAGGTTCTTGAAGACAAGCTGGAGATTCGGTTCTTTGCCGAAGGAGTTAAGTGGTATGAGTCTTACCCCGATGTCCAATGTCACGAGTGCTTGATGGGATTGGCACGAGAGTGGGCTGACGAGAATGATTGTATCGGTGGTGCGTTTGCTCGTGTGGGCGAGGACACTAACGACAATGTCGAGGAAGTATGGGGTCAAGGCGATTATGGGTGGGTAGGTGTTGTTCGATCAGTATGTGTGGATTGGGAGTGAGATAAAAAAGTCATACATCACCATTGACTCAAATGTAAAGTTATGTTATACTTATGAAACTGGAGGAGGATACTTTTATGGAAGACTTTTGGGGCAAGTTGTTAGTAGTTGTAGCGGTGGGCTATTTAGCTTACCACGTGATAGTGGATTTACTTTTAGCGTAGTTGTTCAATCAAACCAAGGAGAAGTGTATGAATATGGAATTAACCAAACCCGAACACCTGATTAGCCTTGCTAGTTCGGCAGTTCTAGTAAGCGTGGACATCAGCGTATGGTCGGCAACCAAGCAAGACCGAGGTATCAGTGATGAGGTTACTACGGCAAAGAATGCGGATAAGTCCGCGGGCAGGTATGTTAAGAATCTGTTGGCTAATCATCCCAAGCACAAGGCGGTGGTTAACTATCGGCAGACGATATATAACTGGCTTCAACGGCGCACCTATCGCTGGAATCAATCGCAAAATTTGTTGCCAAGCGTTGACGTGCCTAAGTTCAAGCAAGAGTATCACGAGCATGAAATAGCTTTCCATGCGTTAGTGGATTCATTAACAACGGACTACGATTCAATCGTGTCGGACATGGCTTTCAAGCAAGGCACTATGTTCAACCGAAATGATTACCCAACTAAAGAGCAAGTTCATGCCAAGTTCAGTCTTAACTTGTATGTGTCAGAAGTGCCGATGAACGACTTTCGCTGTGGCATAGCAAATGACATCGCTGATGACTTGTTTAATACATACAAAAAGCAAGCGCACGGCATCATCGAATCCATTGCGCAAGAGCAGTCAGAGAGGATGGTCGAGGTCATGGAGTCCATATCGCATTGTTGCGGTGTCGATGAGTCGGAGGTCAACGGCGAGGTGCGAACCAAGCGTCGCAAGATATACGACACAACCATACAGAAAGCCCTAGAAATGTGCGAAAGTTTTAAGCGATTTAATCTTAAGAACGATTCAGGATTGGAACAAGCACGTGCATCGCTAGAGAAAGTATTACGTGGTGTGAAGGCAGAGGACATCAGAGATTCCGATGCAGTTCGCCATCATGTTAAGGAAGGGATAGACGATATCCTTTCCAAGTTCGGTAGTTTTAATTCAATCTAACCAAGGAGAAATACAAATGTCAAAAATTAACTTCAACGCAACAGTAACCATCAACGAGTTACGCAAGACCATTCCCCTAATAGGCTCAGAAATCACACCAATCATAGTGTCCGAACCGGGGTGTGGTAAGACTTCTATCTTATCTATGATGGAAGAAGACCATGGCGACAAGTACGACTATATCTATGTGGACTGTCCCGTAAAAGATATGTCAGACGTAGGTATGACTATTCCTAACCATGCAAGCAAACAACTAGAGTATTACGTGTCATCTCTCTTCAAGCTTGACTCTCCTAAACCAAAGGTCATCTTGCTCGACGAGTTCATGAAAGCACCAAAGCTATTGCAAGTTATCTTTACCCGACTAATGCTAGAGAGAATGGTAGGTGACGTTCCACTACCAAGTGGAAGCATAGTTTTCGGCACGTCGAATAATGCAAGCGATGGGGTAGGCGACACAATGCTCGCCCACGCTGGTAATCGTGTGTGCATCATGGAGATGGCAAAGCCAAGCGTTAACGAATGGCTAGAGTGGGCATCGGCTAGAGGTATCTCTCGTGTTGTTCGTGCGTTCGTTGCGTTGTTCCCTCGTACCCTTGCATCGTATCGTGATGGCAACCAAGACGACAACCCATACGTGTTCAACCCCAAGAAGACTCAACTGTCATTCTGTTCGCCAAGGTCTCTCGCTAAGTGCGACGTGATTGTGCGTAATCGTGACGTGTTGGGTGAGAACGCAACGATGGTCGCATTGGCTGGCACTATCGGTCTTGCTGGTGCTGGTGATATGTCAGCGTTCCTATCGCTAGAGAAAACTCTGATGGATGTGAAGGACATCATCAAGGACCCAGATAACATTAAAGTTCCTGACGAAGTATCAGCGCAGTTAATGATTATGTTCCAAGCAGTAGACGTACTAGAGACTCAAGACGAGTTAAACAAGTTCATGAAGTTCGTCAATAAGATTCCTAGTTCAGAGGTGCAAGCGGTGTTCTTTACCATGATGATGCGTAACACAAAGGCTATGAAACTTGCTCGCCATAACTTGCAGATTGCAGAGTGGGCTAAGAATAATCACGAGTTGTTCTAATTAATTAACCACGAGGAGGTGGAAAGCTATGGAAGTCGGAATATTTATGTGGTCTCTCATCATGTTCGGTCTAGGCATGATTGCAGGGTTTTTATATTGCTTATTTAACAAGGAGTAACAAATGACTAACAAACAAGAAATCAGATTGAAGAAGGCTCACATCGCCTTGATGAAACATCCTGAGACTGCGTTGTATAGCGGTGTCATGCTGATGGGTAAGTCAGAGGTGAGTGAAGAAATGTTTACGGCATACACCGATGGTGTCAACAAGAGATACTCTAAGCCATTCTTAGAGACTATCGACTGTGAACCCAAGTTGCGTGGTCTTGTCCTCCATGAGAATCTTCATGTGGCATTGAAACAAATCCCACGTGGCAAGGATATGTTCAAGGAAGATTCTAAGATTGCAAACATGGCGGCGGATTTTGTCGTCAACGACATCATCTTCAACATCAAAGGAACTATTAGCGGAGGTAACGAGGCTATCGTTCAGTTGCCCGAGGGTGCGTTGTATGACCCATTCTTCCATAACTGGAATATGCGTGAGGTCTACAACCATATCCGTAAGGAGAATCCTCAGCGAGGTAAAGGTAAGGGTAGCTCATCAGGCTCACCTAGTGACGACAAAGATAGCAATCCATCAGGGGGTGGAAAGCAAAATAGCGATAACAAAATCAAAGCCAATGGCAAAGAGTATGACATGGGTGGCGATGGTTTCGACGAGCATGACTGGGAAAACTTCCAAGAGATGACTCCCGAAGAAATCAAGGAACTCTCCGACGGCATTGATAAAGCATTGCGTGAAGGCGGTATGCTTGCTGGTCGCATGGGTGCAAAGATGCCACGTGCTATCGGCGAACTGCTCGAACCCAAGATTGACTGGCGAGATGCGTTGCGTGACTTTGTATCGTCAGCGATGAAAGGCAAGGATGAGTTCACATGGCGACGTATGAACAAGCGTCAGATGGCTAATGATATTTATATGCCAAGCATGGAGAACGAAACCATCGGCGAGGTCATTGTTGCGATTGACACGTCAGGCTCTATTGGCAACGCTGAACTTACTGAGTTTGCGACAGAACTGGCATCCATCTGTGACCTTGTTCAACCCGAAGCTGTGCGTGTTTTGTGGTGGGACACCATGGTGCATGGCGAACAAGTCTTCAAGCCCGAATCGTTTAACAACATCGCATCGTTGCTAAAACCATTAGGCGGTGGTGGTACTCACGTCGGGTCTGTTGCGACTTACATCAATGAGAAGAAACTTAACGCAGAGTGTGTGATTGTGTTCACCGATGGTTACGTCGAGAACAACATCGAGTGGAATATCGTTCCACCTACCCTGTGGATGATTACTCAGAACCGTGGCTTAGAAGTTCCATGCGGTAAGAAAGTTATCTTTGACAGGGAGTAATCATGAGCCGAGAAGACTACGAAGACGAAGACGATGCTAGAGAAAGGTGGAACAACAATATCGCCAACCCAAACTTTATACCGAACATGGTAAAGAACCTACGGATAAAGCATGGCGATAAATCCCACTTGTATGCGTTAGAGAAGATTCTCAATAGCGATGAAATTACTGCTGGTATTTGGAGAGAAGTATTGGAAGAACTTGATAAAGGAGAAGGACAATGAAAGCATTAACATGGGAAAGACTTACCAACATTACTAAAACTGTTAAGCCATACAGGGGGACAACCAACCGATTCCCGATTGCTGACAGACGACACAATCACAAAGACTTTCTTAGCGAGGAACGTAATGGCGAGCAAGTATATGTAGTGCGTTACGGCTATGGATGGGAGTGCAAAGACGACCATACTAGAGAAGAGTATCTAGCCAACCCCGGCACTATCAGTGAGAGGAATAATAACGGAAAGACTACGTACGAGAGTTACAGAACAATACCTAGAGAGTTGGGTATTGTGCGTTCGGACAATACGTTTGAGTTCACACACTATCGCTACGGACAGGGCGACAACATCATTATGTCTAACTGGTCACATGGATGGTTTCTTAGGAGTTCACGTCATGGTGGAATGATATATAAGGGAGGCGAGGTCTTTCATCCAATCTTTAAAGGTATGAGAGTTAACTGCGAGACGATGATGCCCCACGAGAGTAGCACCTACAAAGTTGTTGGCAAGCGTGTTAGCCGTAAGGATGCCAAAGAGTTTCTTAGCCGATACGCAGACTTCTACAAAATCAACGAGGTCATGCTCAAAGCGATGGACTGGAAGGGTTACATGGAGACAACGGCTGACGTATTAAAACCATTGGGCATAACAACACAGAATTGGTCGTTGCATCATGAGGAGAGAGATAAACTTATCGCATTTGCCGAAGAGAATCTAGATACTGCCCCACTAGATGCTGGCATTGCGTATGCACTTGCGTACGATGTTCTGAACATATACACAAGACATCGTGCGTTTGTTGACCCCAATGGTAGTAGCTACTACAACCGAGAGGTGGAGTTGGACATAGTGTTTGGCAATCTCAAACGTAAGCTGAACAAGGAGTTGTATAAGAAGAATCCATCAGTTCTAAAACTCACAGAGTATGAGCCTAACAAGCCATATCCTCCAAGTGAGTGGGGCGTGGATGTGTTTGTCAATGGTGTAGAAGTAGAACAACTATAAGGAGAAGTAATATGAAACTCATATACGAAGGATTTGAAAATGAGCATCTTGAGCATCTTATTAATGAGTCATCGTCTAAGAGACTAATACAAGAACTAAACTTTAAGTATGGTCTGAAGGTTGTAGACAAAGTTGATGCCCATGTTCTAGCACGTAATAACCCCATTGGTTTTCTGATGGCTGAACCTAGCGGTTTCATGGTCGCAAAGGTGTGGACTGACAAAGAGGATGGGCATGATGTGTATAACTATCGTTCGCCTTACTACAAGAAAGAACGTGGCTCTGACTCTGCTGACCGAGAGACTGTGCATAGTAAAAAACTCTCAACGCTGATGGCTACGCTTAAGCGACAAAATGTCGTTCCACCCCTCGGTGGAACACTAATGAGAGTCTGTAAAGAATCTTTTAGTGCTGGTATTAATCAGATGGATGCTCATCATGGTCGTGACTACAAGCAAAGTAATTTTTCAGCAGACCAAATTCATCTCATGTTGAAATCAATCGTACTAGGGGAAAGTCCTAATGAATTAGATTTAAATAAATGTAAAGAAATGCTTGACAAATGGGATGAGCAAGATAGAATTAAGGCTAGGAAGCATGAAGACATTGAAAGATTTTTTCTCAATGAGTTCTACGCAATCGGTGCGGATAAGTTAAATCATTTAGTTATAGGTTCAGTTAAAGCTATGCCAAGACAAGGTCATGACGAGTATTTCTTCCATGAAGTCAAGCCCTTCAAACGCATGATGGAATTGCCTGACGAGTTCAAGGCAGTCATGCTGATGAACAAAGTTCATGCGGAAGGCAAAGGTGTTACCAAGTTCTTTGCAAATATCATTCCACAGGCAAGTGGATACAACCCTGACCTTGACCTGATAAATGTTTCGTCTCGCCACGTCGATGAGTTCAACTGCCATTGGACATTGATTCCATGCTCAGGGATTTAAGCCCAGTAGTTCACCAGTATGACTTCAACCTTTATCGTGTCCCTTTGTATAAGGAAGGAAACTCCTACACCATATATGTCGGTGATAAATTTAATCGGGTATTTGATGAACACACATTGCCTGATGAAATCAAAACTAAGATGGCTATGGTGCTGGCAAGTGCAAAGCAAATCGTATCTGACGATAAGGTAACGCAGTTGCATTTGATGTCCACGACAGTTGATAGTAATTTTAGAGACATAGGATGGCGAGCAAGTGACAGTTGGTTTTGCATCATCCTCCCCTATAAATCTTTAATGGCATTGCGTGGTGAATAAAGAAGAGAGACTTTATTGGGGTAGGTTTTGGAAGCGACAGACTACCCTTGAACAAATAGAACAGAAGGAGATTGAAATGGCAATGACACCCGAAGGAAAAGTTAAAGACATAGTTAAGAAGTATCTCAAAGAAAAAGGAATCTACTACATCATGCCAGCCACAGGCGGTTACGGTAGTAGCGGTGCGCCTGACATTGTCGTGTGTCACAAAGGAAAGTTCTACGGCTTAGAGATTAAGTCGGGCGCTAACAAGCCGACTGCATTGCAGATGGATAACCTTAATCGGATTGAAGAGAATGGTGGCTATGCAATCGTCATCAATGAATCTAATGTTAATGACTATATGGAGGTGCATTTCTCATGAGAGCAAAGAAAGAATTTGAAGACTGGATTGCAAGCGAGAAGTTTGTAACTTCCGATGGCGGTCTTGAGGAAGCCTATATAACTGGCTTCAATCGGGCGATTGCATTGATGGAAGAATTTTTAAAGGAGAAGCAGAGTGAATGAGCAAGACAACGAGTATTTAGAAAAGTTGTACGCTGGATTTGCAATGGTAGGACTTCTCATAAATGGTGATTACTCTATTGAAGAAATCCCAAGCAGATCAAAAGCATTGGCGAAAGCCATGATGAAAGAAGAAACAGGAATTGTTGCAGTAAAACGTAGTTCAACCACAAGGAGAAGCAAATGAAGAAGTTAACCAACAGTACCAAAGTATTACGCTATATTCGTAAAAACCCAAATGCTAAAGCAAAAGAAGTAGCTAAAGAGTTGGGAGTAGGTATCGCTAGTGTGTATCAAGCTACATACAACGCTAGAAAGAAAGCTAAGTCATTAGTAGTGACTGCTCTTGCACCAGTAAATAAAGTTCCACTCAAGCGTGAAAAGGTAGATACGGTCAACCACCCACCACACTACAAAGCGGGCGGGATCGAAACTATTGATTTCATCGAGGCAAAGTCTCTTAACTATAACCTTGGCAACGTAGTCAAGTACATCACACGTGCTGACCACAAAGGAAATAAGTTAGAAGATTTGCGTAAGGCGCAATGGTATCTCAATCGTGAAATCTCTACATTGGAGAAGAAATGAAATATCTACTAATTTTCGGGTTCGCTGCGGTGTGTTTGAATGCGTACGCACAAAACAAAGTAATCAAGTGCGAGACTGATAGGAAAGGTGCAGTCTGTTGTTGGGATACGTCGCAGTACGGACCGTATCGCCCATGGATTTGTGATTAATTAGTTTCTTAGGGGACAAGGCTTAGGCTTTGTTCCCTTTTTTTGTATCTTTTGGATTTGCTATTTAAGGATTTAAGTGCAACTTATTACTTTAGATTTTGAGACTTACTACGCTCAAGACTACTCGCTGACTAAGCTAACAACTGAGGAATACATCAGGGATAAACGCTTTGAGGTGATCGGTGTCGGTGTCAAGGTTGGCGAGGGCATCACTGAGTGGTTCTCTGGCTCACACCTTGACATCCAAAAATACCTTTCCACCTTCCCATGGAACGATTCTGCTCTTCTTTGTCACAACACGATGTTTGATGGTGCAATCCTTGCATGGCGATTTGGCATTAAACCGAAGTTATATCTCGATACCTTGTGCATGGGTCGGGCTACCAATGGTGTAGACGTGGGCGGTTCTTTAGCGTACCTATCCGAGCGCTACAACTTAGGCAAGAAGGGTACAGAGGTCGTTGACGCTAAAGGCAAGCAGATAACTGGTTTCTCAAATAGCGAGCTTGCGCAGTACGGCGAATACTGTAAAAACGATGTGGAGCTAACTTTTAAACTCTTCCAAGTATTGTCGAGTGCGTTTCCCGAAGAAGAATTAAATCTGATTGATTTGACTTTGCGGATGTTTATAAACCCAATCCTTGAGGTTGATGATGCTTTGCTGGTTGACCGTCTTGAAGAACTTAAACACGAGAAGCTACAACTACTGGGTACGTTAAAAGAGAAGTTAGGTTGCGAGACCGAAGAAGACGTGCGCAAAAAACTAGCTAGTAACAAACAGTTTGCCCAAGTGCTAGAAGACTTTGGCATCCAAGTGCCAATGAAAGAAAGCAAGACTACTGGCAAGCTGACCTATGCGCTGGCAAAGAACGACACAGGGTTTATAGCCCTAACAGAACACGAAGACCCTTTCATCCAGCAACTCGCTGCGGTGCGTTTGGGAACTAAATCAACTATTGAGGAGAGTCGCATTGAACGTTTCATTGACGTTGGAGCAAGAAACAAAGGACGACTACCGATCCCCCTTAAATACTACGGAGCGCATACGGGTCGTTGGGCAGGGTCGGACAAGGTCAATTTCCAAAACCTTCCGAGTCGTGACAAAAAGAAAAAGGCTCTTAAGAATGCGGTGGTCGCACCCGAAGGGTACGTGGTTATCAACTGCGACTCGTCTCAGATTGAGGCACGTGTACTTGCGTGGCTTTCGGGTCAGGAAGACTTGGTTAAGGAGTTCGCCAACGGGGACGATGTTTACTCCATTTTTGCGTCGAAAATATACAACGTTGAGATTACAAAAAAGAATCCCGTTGAAAGGTTTGTGGGCAAAACCTGCATCCTCGGACTGGGATATGGTACTGGGGCATTAAAGTTACAACACACACTAAAGACTAGCCCGCCAGGCGCTGACCTTACTAAAGATAAGTGTGACGAAATAGTTAAATTGTACAGAGACACCAACGACATGATCGTTAAGCTTTGGAGAGAAGGCGACAAGGCGCTAAAAGCTATGGCTGACTGGCAACCGAGTAGCAAGCCTTTCTACTACGGCAAGCATAAGTGTGTGACTGTTACCAAGGAAGGCTTTAAGTTGCCAAACGGACTATACATCCGCTACCCCGACCTAAAACTCAACACTGATGAAACTAAAAGCGGATACGAATACAAGTCACGCAAGGGCCCCGTGTCTCTATGGGGCGGTTCTATTGTGGAAAACGTAGTCCAAGCGCTAGCAAGGATTATCGTGGGCGAACAGATGCTTAAACTAACTGAGCGCTATCGTCCTGTGCTAACCGTACATGATGCGGCGGTGTGCGTAGTTCCCGAAGATGAGGTAGACGAGGCTTGTGCATGGATTGTCGAGGTCATGTCAACACCACCAGACTGGGCTAAAGGCTTACCTGTGGCTTGTGAAGCTCATTATGGACAAAATTATGGCGAGATGGAGGAGTGGAAATGAGTTACATTATTAAAGACGAAAACGGTGAAATAATGCGTGTTGTTGGTAGGCAAGAAGAAGCAAAAACAATCTGCGCATTACGTACTGGCTGGACGTTTAAGTGCGTACGTAAACCCGTACGTAAAATAGATCTATCCCAATTTGAAGAGGCGCTAATATGACAACTTTTACGACTGAGGACAGGATAAATGCCATGTCCGATTTAGAACCCATCCCGTTTGCTGGGATTGTTGATCTGAACAAACCTGATATGAGTAGGCAAGACATTGCCGATGTCTTAGGTATGAGTCGTCAAACTGTTACAAACATCGAAGAAAAAGCGCTAAAAAAGATTCGTGCTGAATTGTTTAAGCGTGGCATTGAGAAAGAGGATTTGTTATGACACTAGAAGAATGGCGCAAAGAAATGGAAAAGTTCCGTGAATGGTTTGACAACTGGACAAAACAGAGTAATATGTCAAAATGAACTTTACTTGGTCATTCTCCGCCCTCAAAGAATACATTAACTGCCCCAAGCAGTATCAGGAGTTAAAGGTATTAAAGCGCTACGAAAAGAAGCCTACAGAACAAATGCTTTATGGGACTGTTGTGCATAAAGCTTGCGAAGATTACGTAGCTGAGGGTAAACCCTTAGAGAAGAACTACCAACGTTTTAAGCCTGTACTTGATTCCTTAATTGCAATTCCCGGAACTAAGTATCCTGAGCATGAGATGGCACTCACACCCGACAAGCAACCGTGCGGGTTCCGTGATAACGGCAGATGGGTACGGGGTATTGTGGACTTGCTTATTGTGGATGGCGACCATGCGTTCATCATTGACTACAAGACTGGCTCTAATCGTTACCCTGACCCAAAACAGTTAAAGCTGATGGCGCTAATGACATTTGCCCACTTTCCCGAAGTGCAAAAGATTAAGGCTGGACTGTTGTTCGTGATGCATGAGAGTTTTATGGATGAGGAATACACACGGGATCAGATACCGAAGCTATGGAAATACTTTGAGTCTGACCTTGAAAGGTTGAACCATTCGTACGAAAATGATGTGTGGCAAGCTAACCCTACCCCTCTATGTGGGTGGTGTCCCGTTAAATCTTGCGAATTCCACAAGGAGAGATAATGCCCTACGTTAATAAACCTAGACCGTACGACAAAGAGTACGACCAACAAAAGTCTCGTGGTGAACATGAGCGTCGCATGGAGCGCCAACGTGCCCGCCGTGCAATAGATAAGAAACTTCCTGATGGTAATGGCAACGGCAAGGCAGATGCACGGGAAGGTAAAGACGTAGCCCATCGCAAAGCGTTGGATAAAGGCGGTAAAAACAGTCATGGTACTTACATTACGACTGCCGCCAAGAACCGTAGCTTTAAGCGTGATTCAAAAGGTAATTTGGTATCAGAAATAAGTAAGAAGGAACGTAAGAAAAAGTAGGGTGGTGTTACGCTGTAAGGCATGAGTGGGCGGTAGGGTTTATTTGTTCCCTTACAACCATGTCAGTTGAGCGACGTTTTTGAAGTCTAGACCAATCACTAGCTACTTCTCCTTGGCGTGACAGGCTTAACCGACTAGCCCCCGTAAGGGGCGCCGTTAAATTTAGTTAAAGGACAGTTGTGGAAATAGTTGAAAACGAAGTTGTTAAATTTAGCATACCCTCGGATAGAGCTAACTTAATAACAGGCTACTTAGAAAAAAGCCAAGTCCTGTCGGATGATGGCAAAAATGCAGAGCTACTCGTCTATTGGGGCATTGAAGAAATGCAAAGGGTAGCCAAGGTCTATGGGGATAAAGTTCCTTCACCGATACAAAAGGATTACAAGTGGCCCGGGATGTACACTCCCTTCAAGCACCAAGAAACTACGGCTGCGTTTCTATCCCTACAAGACAGGGCTTTCTGCTTCAATGAGGCGGGCACAGGCAAGACTTCGTCAGTAATTTGGGCTGCCGACTACCTGATGACTCAGGGCTTGGTAAAGCGTGTTTTAATCATCTGCCCGCTATCTATTATGTACTCTGCTTGGCAAGCCGACATCTTCAAAACTGCCATGCACCGAAGCGTTGCCGTAGCCTACGGAGATGCCAACAAACGCAAGAAAGTAATCAACGGAGTCTATGAGTTTGTCATCATTAACTACGATGGGGTAGGGATTGTCTCAGATGAAATAAGTAAACTAGGGTTTGACCTAATTGTAGTTGATGAAGCAAACGCTTATAAAACAGCTACGACCAAAAGATTTAAAACCCTAGCAAAAATAATGAAACCCTCAACCAAACTTTGGATGCTTACAGGCACTCCTGCATCGCAGTCCCCGCTTGATGCGTTCGGGCTGGCTAAGCTTGTAAATCCAGGGGGTGTACCTAAATACTTCACCGCTTGGCGGGATAAGGTTATGCACCAGATTACCCGCTTTAAGTACGTACCCAAGCCTACTTCAAGGCAGGATGTTTACAACGCTTTGCAACCTGCCATTCGGTTTGAGAAAGCCCAATGTTTAGACTTGCCAGACGTGATGTACCAGACCCGTGAAGTACCACTAACAGTCCAAGTTAACCGCTATTACAAAGCCATCAAAGATCAGATGCTTATTGAGGCGGCAGGGGAAAAGATTAGCGCAGTCAATGCGGCGGCAAAGTTAACAAAGTTGTTACAGATTTCGGGAGGGGCTGTCTATTCAGATACCCGTGAAGTTGTGGAGTTCGACGTATCTCCAAGACTAAATGCCCTAATGGAGGTGCTAGATGAGACGGAACATAAAGTGATTGTGTTTGTTCCTTATCGTCACACCATTGAGTTAGTTTCTAAACATTTACAAGGAGAAGGTGTCACTAATGAAATTATTAGCGGAGACATAGGAGCAAAAGAGCGAGGCGATTTAATTAATCGTTTCCAAACCTCAGAATTTCCACGAGTTCTAATTATTCAACCACAAGCTGCATCGCATGGTGTGACTCTAACCGCCGCAAACACCGTAGTGTTCTGGTCGCCGGTCATGAGTGTGGAAACATACTTGCAGTGCATAGCCCGCATAGACCGTGTTGGGCAAGTGAATAGCATGACCGTTGTGCATCTACAAGGTTCAGAAGTAGAACGCAAGATGTATCAGATGCTACAAGGGAAAGTTGCTAGTCACGAGAAGCTGGTTGACCTGTACAAAGAAGAGTTAGGAATAAAAGATGAGTGAAAATAATTTAGATGAATTAGTAAAAACTTACTTGACAATAAGAAATGAACGTGAAAGAATTGCGGGTGAGTGGAAGGTGCAAGATAAAGCTTTTGAAAACGACTTAGCAGTACTGGGTCAACAGATGCTAGCTATCTGCAACGAAACAAATGCAACAAGTATTAAGACCGCCCAAGGCAGAGTGGTTAAGAAATTAAACGAACGCTACACGGTATCAGATGGGGATAGCTTTCGTAAGTTTGTTATGGAGAATGAAATGCCCGAATTATTTGAGACACGGATTCACCAGACAAACTTTAAGGAATTCATGGCTGAGCATGCAAGCGATGGCTTGCCGCCCGGTGTGAATGTAATGAGGGAGTTTACAGCAGTAGTCTATAAACCAACCTCAGATTAGTTAAATTTAGTTAAATAAGGAGTTTTACATGAGTACAGATCTAGTGAATTTAAGCGCTATCGGCGCATTGGCAACAGTAGGTGGTTTGGACGAAGACACATTAGCAGTTGCTGGTGGTAATCGTCAGGGTAACAAGCGTCTATCTATTAAGGGTAGCGTGTTCCGTAAGTATGCGGGCGGCAAGGAGATTGGTGCTATTGAAGACCGCTTCATGAACGTCATCATTGTCAAGATGGCGCACAAGGCATCCCGTATGTATTACGACAAAGGCTACAGAGAAGGCGAGAAAGTTAGCCCAGCTTGCTGGTCATCTGACTCAGAGATTCCTGATGCTGATGTTAAAACCCCAGTAGCTTCTAGCTGCAACTCTTGCCCAAATAGTGCAAAAGGTTCTGGAGATAACGGGATTGGCGCAAAGTGCAAACTGTCATGGCGTACCGCAGTCGTTCTACCGAATGACCCAGCAGGTGATGTAATGCAGTTAGTCCTCCCAGCAACTTCAGCTTTCGGTAAAGAAGATAATGGTCGTTGGCCTTTCCGTCCGTATATCCAGCACCTAGCGTCACACAATGTGTCAGCGGGCCGCGTGGTTACTAAGATGGCTTTCGATACAAAATCTCCTACACCAAAGGTTTTGTTTTCCCCAGTCGGTGCTGTACCTGATGCAGATTTGGAAATCATTGCCCGCCAAGCCAAAAGCCCAGCGGCAGAAGCAGCTATTAAGCTGAACGTATTCCAGTCAGATAGCACAGGCGACGTAGAAGTAGCGCAACCCGTTGCAGTAGAAGAAGTTGAAGAGCCAAAGAAGCGGGAGTCAAAAGCTGCCGCAGGCGAGAAGGCATCTGACGTATCAGATATTGTTAAAAAATGGTCTAAGAAGCAAGGATAAAAAGAATGCCACGGACATACAGCCAAGAATTAATCGACACAGTTAATAAACTCAACCCTAACTACCCAGGGGTTGCGTTAGCAAAAGCATGCATACAAGCGAATCTACCCTCTAAGTATGTAGCTGCTGCCCTAAAGGTAACTAGGATGACGCTCTATAGCTGGTTCCGTGGCAAACCTATCCGCTTTAAGAATCAACAACTTGTTGAAGTGTTTACGGACTTAGTGGAAAGTGATACGGCTAAAGGGTTACTCCCAGCTAAGAACACTACTCACGCTAAGGCATACTTAGAAGAGATGATTGGAGAAAAGATATGATGACAAGAAACGAATTAATACTACAGTTTATGTTAGCGATGGCAGATAGCGATAGATCTCCAGCGTATATATACGATGCTGCATGTGCATATGCGGACATGTATCTGAATACTCAAGCTTAAACAACGGGGAGTAATCCCTACCCAATAACCTAGGCGGAGCAATCCGCCTTTTTAGACTCTGCGCATATGTTAAAACAATTTTATGAGAAAGCATTGCCATCGCAGGGTGTTTATTGTGTAAGCGGTATAGACCAAGAGACAAAGAAAACAACTAACCGCTTTGCTGAAACACTTGAAGATGTATTTAAACTAGTAGATAAATTTAAGGGACAGAAGTTAAATGTATTTGTAGCACCGGGTAGTTATGATGGGTTCAGCAGAAAAGCTGACAACTGCCTGTTCTTTCGTTCATTATTTATTGATCTTGACGTTGGAGAGGACAAAGCTTATGCCAACAAAGGCGAGGCGCAAACAGCCCTATGGAAGTTCCTTGGTGAAACAGGTTTGCCTGATCCTGTTTGCATTGATTCTGGTGGTGGTATGCATGCCTATTGGATTATGGATAGGGATATACCTATTGATGAGTACCTTGTTTATGCCCAAAAGTTCAAGGCATTTGTACTCGGAAAGATAGCTGCCGACCCGTCAGTAATGGCAGATGCGGCTCGCATCATGCGTTGCCCAGACACACTTAATTATAAGTTTGACCCACCGGAGCCTGCGTCTGTTGTTGGTGATGAGATTTCTATCTATGACTGGGACGAGTTTAAAGAGTTCTTAGGCACAGACATAGCGCCAGCTGACCCGCTAGCAAATGTACGCAAGGGGTTAGACGAAGACACAATGGCAATGAAGAAGCTCGACAACTTTGAGTGGGACTTCTACAAGATTGCTGAGCGCTCGTTGGCTGGAGATGGCTGTAACCAAGTTAAATACTGGCTAGAGAATGCAACCACGCTAGGCTATGACGATTGGTTCTCTAGTATGAACATCGCTTACTTCTGCAAAGATGGCGAAAAGATGATTCATGAGGTATCTAATGAGCACCCAGACTATACAGCCAAATCCGTAGAAGAAAAGAAACTTGAGTTTATCAAGCGTGGCAAGCCACAGACTTGCGACTATTTAGCCAACCAACACCCAGACAGATGCCAAGGATGTAAACATCGTGGAAAAATCCATACCCCCATTGTATTGGGGAAAGCACTTAAAGAAGTTACTGAAGAACCAATCGCCGAACCAGTCGCAGGAGAACCAAGCGCCGCAGAAATTAACGCCCTCCTCGGAACCCAAACCTATGAAGCGGAACCAATTCGGGAGGCATCGGATACCCAAAAAATTCCAAAATTCCCAGAATTTTTAAGCCCATATAGCCGTGGACAAACTGGCGGTGTCTATTACAACCCACCCCCAAAGACTGATAAAAAAGGTCAGGTGCGTTACGAAGACCCTGTAGAAATATTAGCCCACCTATTATTTCCAGTACGTCGGTTATTTAGTCCACTGGACGGTGAGTGTATGACCATGCATCTGATTCTTCCTAATGATGGACTCAAAGAGTTCTTACTGCCGATGAAGTCAGTGTATGCGCTAGAAGAATTAAAGAAGACACTATCGTTTCACCAAGTAATTTATACCCCTAAATGGATTAACAACATACAAGAATACCTTGTGAAGTGGAGTCAGTACATGATTAACGTAGGTAAAGCCCAACAGATGCGTATGCAACTAGGCTGGTCAGCAGTAAACAATACTGATGAGTGGAAGACTAGAAGCTTTGTTATTGGTGAGCGTGAGATTACCTTTGAGAAGGAGTTTGTAGAAGCCCCTGTGTCTCCCTACATTAGAGGTGTAGTTAAGCACTTTAAGGCTGTTGGTACGTATGAGCGCTGGCAAGAGTCTGCTAACGAACTTAACCGCCCAGGGTTTGAACTGCATGCTATGACTTGCCTAGCTGGTTTTGGCACGACACTCATGCCCTACATGTCTACACCCGGCGTTGTTATATCTTTACTTGGTCGGTCGGGTTGCGCTAAGACTGGAGCTATGTATGCTGGCATTAGTACCTTTGGAGACCCTGATGCACTTAGCGTGTTTGAGAGTACAGACAACGGCTTGACTGGTCGTATGCTTGGCTTGAAGAACCTTATGTTTGGGGTTGACGAGATTGGTAACAAAGACCCCAAGCCCTTGTCTCAGTTGGTACATAACATCTCTAACGGTAAAGCTAAGATTAGGATGCAAGCGTCGGTCAACGCTGAACGGGTTACAGAGATGTCGGCTTCTTTGATTGCAATACTAACCACCAACGAGTCTGTCTACAACAAGTTTGAACTTCATAAGGGAAGCCCTGACGGAGAGGTAGCTCGTGTAATTGAATTCTTAATGGATCAGCCTAACGACTTAAAAGGGGCTGACGGCGCTAAGTTAGGTATTCATATATTCGATGCGTTCAAATATAACTATGGTCATGCTGGTCCTAAGTTTATCGTAGCGGCGCTAGAAGCTGGTGACATCCATATCAAGAAGCGTATTGACTACTGGATTAATAGATACTTAACTGACACGGGCGGTGACTCTGCTTATCGCTTCCACCAAAACTTTGTAGCTGCCGTCTTTACGGCTGGCGAGATTGCCATAGATGCTGGCATCGTTAACTATGACTTAGAGCGTATTTATCAGAAGGTGATTGCTGAACTTAACAACATTAAGTTAAACGTCATCAGGGTTAATAGCACTGATTACGCTGCTGTTCTTGCTGACTTTATGTACGAGAATATGGGTAACACTTTACGTATTAAAGAAGGTAAGGTTACTGACGAACCTCGTGGCAAGTTGGTAGCAAGGGTATCTACAGACGAACCAACCCGTGTATCTAAGGAAGCGTTCAAAGAGTACCTGCACAAGAAGAAGATTACCCCTCGTGAGTTTGAAAAGGCAATGCTTGAGTCTGGTGATATGCTAGACAAAGCGGCTAAGAAACATTTAGAGACTGGCTGGAAACCAACCACCACAACTAAAGCTTCTAACGTATACCTGTTTAAAAACACAATGGAGTTTATGGATGTTGAATCCCACTCAAATCATTGAACCAGAGTGGCTACTTCCGTTTGAAGGCATGGCGATTGGGGAAAGCTTTTTTATCCCCACGCTACGTCCTGCAGAACTTATTTATTCGATAGATTGCGGATCAAAGCGCGCTGGGGTACGTGTAAAGTCATACGTTACACACAAAGAAGGATACCTAGGGGTGCGTTGCTGGCGCACCGCTTAGGGTTTTAATCCGTATTCCTTAAACTGCTGAACCATATCAAACTTGATAATGTTCTGCTCTTCTTTGTTTTCTTTAAGAAGTCGGGTTCTTTCTTTTGGATCTAAAGTCTGATCAAAGCGCACTTCGTTGGCTTCTCTACGCAGCTTATTAAGATGTTTGCCAACCTCTTTGTTATAGAACTCCACAATCTCTTCATGTAAAGGGTGTCTATCTAAATACTTATCGTACAAGTCCAGGTCAGCTTTTTTAAGCATGTTCATTTTTTCTTCCATAGACTTAATTTCTTTTTCTATAGAAGCAAACTCTCTACCATCTACGTTTGGTTCAGCGCCAATAAACGAACCAATTAAAGGAACGTCAGTCTTTGCTTTAAATTCTTTTGCGCCAGCTGCCAAATACATGCTATTTACCATTAAATCTACAACACGCATAGGTCCATCAGCATAGCTGTTGGCAAGGAAATAAAGAGTATTAGGCGATATATCAATCTCAAACATATTAAATATCTGTTTGGTAAGCGCCTTGTAAGTCTCAGGAATGTTGTCACCACCTACGTATGCGTCACCCATACGGCGGTTAGAGTCGTTGTAGATGTCCTGACCAAGACCGTTCTTATTAACTGTCCACTCCAACGCAGGGCGTAGCATGCTTGGTGTTAATGAGTCCAGCATCCACAAGGCAGGATTATCTTGGATTGGCATGCGAGAGAATGGGATTGGAACAAATGAGTCTAAGGAGATCTGAGTTGCAACGTTACCCAAAGCTTTACCGATAGACTGCTGACCTGACAGTACCCCAGCAAATTGAGCGCCAGCAGCTGCAAACGCACCAAGACCAAAGCCCCAAGGTAACTGAAACGGTGTGTCGCTAAATGGAGTATGAAAACGAGCAAAGCGTGTCCACTGAGACATGTCATCATTCATAGCCTTGTTACGACCTAAATCATCGTCGTCAGCCATCATCACTGCCATTGTGTAGGCAAACGCACCCATAGACATCATGGCGGTCAACATATAACGAGAAGCTTTTTGTCTTTCTAAGAAGTTCTTTTTATATGCGGTTTTGTCAGCGGCACTAAAATTGGCTGGCAATCCTTTCATAACATTATCTACATTTTGGAATGCAGGCAACGCAGCTTCAACGGCACGTACAGCACCTGTTGCAGATGGGCGGAAGAACATAAAGACAGCACCTAGCCCACGACCGTACTCACCAACCTGTTCAAAGTTAGCTAGGTTCTTAGCGTAAGCGGCGGCTTTAGTTATAGCAGCAGCCTCAGTTAAACCCTTTTCCATAAAATTCTTCTTAGCGATAGCATAGGCAGCGCTACGGCTAGTCAATTCAAACATGTCTGTCCAGATGTCTACGAACTTATTAAACTGCGCCCATGTACGCATAACACCAGAACGACCAATATCTTTTTGCAAACGCTGGAAGTTAGACTTTAAAGAGATACCTTGCAAGTACTCAACCATGCCGCCTTCTTGAATAAACTCGTGCATCTCTTTAATTAACGGGTCAGTCTTTGCAAGCTCTTCAATCTTCTTAATGTCTTTGCCTTCATACAAAGCAGCGACTTTCATTGCTTTTCTTAGCGCTCCTCTAGCTATTACTTTTGCAGAAATATCAGAAATAAACTTAGCAGATTGCTTCGGACCCATTTCAGCACCAATAGTCCAAGCGTTGGTCAATGCGTCACGGACAAAGTTTAATGGCGCAAAGTTGTAGTTGTAGCGGGTATGTAACTGACCGAGTCGGCTAGTAATGTTATTAGCGATGTCTACTAATGGGTTTGTATTTTTGTACGTACGGCGGATTGCTTCACGCAAAGGCTTGTCACTAATCTCTAATACGTCAATACTGCCGTCTGGGTTGTAGTGGAACACCGTATTATCACGAGGCAAAGACTTAAGAATGCTTTCGTCTTGGCGCTGCTCAAAAGTAATACGCATCTTTACTTTACCAGGAATCAAGCCCTGTCCGTTAGGATTGTATTCTTTATCAGCCTTCAAAGAGTTTTTAATAGACAAAGTTAAATCTTTACGTCCAGCTCGCATAGCAGCACGAACTGCGTCAGACATACTTTGCAGTACTGGGTTATCAGATACGCTTATACGACCGTCAAATGAATGGGCTACTTCTTGTAACTCTTTACCCATCTTAGCGCCGTCAAAGTCTAGGAACTCATCTTCAGCAGTATGCTTAGTAACACCTTTTAACGGGATGTAATTATCAAACCCATAAAACGCTACGCGGTTACTTACTGGCTGCGACCAAT